TTTACGTGTCCAAATTTGTTTAATGTCATTCACCATTTGTGGTGCAATATTCATTGAGCGCATGAGTACCACTGGTTTGTAGTCAGCGTTGAGTTTGGCTCCTGCCGCAATAAAGTCATCAAACAAGCCGTCCAACTCACCTGCACATTCTGATACCTTCTCGCGCAGGCGATCTTGGATGGTGATTTTTGGCACTGAATCATCAACGGGTACTTCTGCTACCTCTTCATCTTGTTTGGATTCCAGTATCTCTTTTAGCAAGTTATCCAATTTGATCTGCTCGTGCTCAGTAAGTTCTAGTCCCACCATGCTCATACGGCACAGCCAACCTGTGGTGAGTCGGATTGAGCTGTCCGGAATGCGTTTGAGTGTGCGAACGTCGTCCTTACGGCCATGTGTTTCCAGATAATTTACAATCATCTCACGGGCATCTTTTTTACCATAAAAGTAGTTGTACCACGAGAACGCATGACTAAAGGCACTGACACGGCCTTCTGTAGGTTGCACTCGCCATGTAGGCTCCATGCCCATGGCATTGGTATCCGCACTACGTGGATTTAGGGGTTTGACGGGTTTGGTTGCGATCATAATTATTCCTTACTTAGTTTTGGGCAAGTGTTTAACAGCGTCAAATAGTTTGGCGGCACGAGTAACGTCAAAATTCTTGTGTTTGTACATCCAGGCTTTTTTGCGCTCTGCCACTTCTAGAGCTTCTGCCAGTTTCCATTTTGTGTTGAAGTCCACTGTCATTATTATACGGCTCATGTCCACAATGTCAAGAGCGTACTCTACCCATTTTTCTGTAGCGTTTATTTTGTCATAGGACTGTATAAATCCCTTGCCTTTGGGACCTGTGTACTTTGTTAAAAAGTTAGCGGCTTTCATACAGACTCCTAGAGTGGTTAAGTATGTATTATAGCAGAGATTGATTTTGATGTCAATCTTTGCTGGTGTTGTTTTTAGAACACAGTGCCGCGAAACTGCTCGTAATCGTAGAATGCTACTAAAGTACTATCTCGGAAGTAAACTGTAATGCCGCCCAAATCCTCGCGAGCGTCCCAGGCGGTTTGTTCCAAAATAACATTAGTAGCACGTACCTCAAGCTCGTCCATTAGGTCCTCGCCTGTGTCCCTGTAGCTTTGCATGGCTTCTGCCTCATAATCTAAAGTGTATACTTCAGTATTATTAATTTGTGCGCTTTGTACATCTGTAAGCATTGTGGCTCCTTGTGTAGTTAAGCCCTAATTATAGCAGTTTGAGAATATTCAGTCAACCAAAATACTATAAATAACACTATGCCACGCCTAAGCCTATACCGCCCCAATCGAACCCGCGACTACCAATTTTTGGATCGTACCATCAGAGAGATGTACACTGTTGGGGGTGTGGATATCTACATCCACAAATATCTAGGGCCGCAAACAGGTGGCGAGGACTCAGCACTAAGCGGTAACGCTGATGCTACCCAACCAGATTATGACGAACTTAATCCTCTAAACATTCAAGACTTGCTGTTGCTAGAAAACAGAGATCGAGTATACGACCAAGATATCTATATCCAGCGTGGTGTGTTTAACTCACAGGATATTGACTTTGACTTGAGCCAGTTTGGTTTGTTTTTAAACAACGACACGCTGTTTATCACGTTCCATTACAACACCATGATTGATCAATTTCAACGCAAGCTCATGGTAGGCGATGTGTTAGAGATACCCACACTAAAAGATTACTATCCTCTAGATGCTAGTACGCCGCAGCCGTTGCCCAAGTACTATGTGATTCAAGACGGTGCATTTGCCGCAGAAGGATTTTCACAAACTTGGTTACCACACTTGTGGCGAGTTAAAGCAACACCGTTAACTAATGCACAAGAATATAAAGACGTACTCAAGAAGCCCATGGTCAACTCAACTATCTGGGACAACGGTAACTTCTATCCTGCTGGTTCTATTGTAAATCAAGGTGACAGTTATTATCAAGCTATTACCAACGTACCAGACGGAACTGCAATTAACAACACAACTTATTGGCGTCCATATACTCCGCCTACACAAGAAACTGAAATGACTACTCGTCCCAAAGATCAGGCAATCAACGATGCTATTCTTACACAAGCTGATGTAGAAGTTCCACTAAGTGGCTACGACACACAAACTCTGTATGTGCTGCCTGCTACTGTTGACAATCAACCTGCTAACCCAACTGGATTACGAGCCGACGGTACATATGCTACTGTAGATGGAACAGAAGGTGGTGCTAACTTGACTCCAGCGAGTGACGGATACACTGTGGGTTATCTAACCGGAGATGGTATACCGCCAAACGGATTCCCAACTTCAGCAGGAACATCATTCCCAGCAAATCCAGTAGTAGGCGATTTCTCCCTGCGTTTAGATTATTTTCCAAATCGTTTGTTCCGTTATAATGGCACACGTTGGATCCGTATTGAAGACAATGTACGTACCAACTTAAACAACGGCACAAGCAACAATACTTTGCGTTCAGGCTTTGTTAACAATACATACACTGTGCCTACCAAAGATATGGGCAATATTCCAAGTCGTCAAAGTCTGTCAGAGATCCTCCGACCAAAAGCAGACAACGGTGATCAAAATGGCAACAAGCCAGCTAATGGCTTCCCAGATACACAACCAAATCAACGATCGAGTTAATAATGCAAAGCTTCTTTTACGACGAACAGATACGCAGATTCCTGCTGCAATTTACCAGAATTTTTTCAGGATTCCAAGTAGAGTACGGACGCGATCCAAACAATCCTGATGCAATGGCTTTGCTGAGGGTGCCAGTTCGTTATGGCGATGCTACACGACAAGCACAAACTATCATTCAAGAGAACTCGTCAAACAGCTTGCCGTCGACTCCAATGATGACATTTTATATTGCAGCGTTGGACTATGATCGACCACGCATGCAAGAGCCGTATCATGTGCAACGAACCACTGTTAGACAACGCACATACGACCAAGACACAGAAACTTACGAAACAACACAAGGTAGTGCATTCACTATTGAACGACTAATGCCTGTGCCTTACAAGTTAACTATTAATTTGGATATTTGGACGTCAAACACCAATCAAAAGTTTCAGATACTAGAACAGATCCTTACCTTGTTTAATCCTAGCTTGGAAGTTCAAAGTACAGATAACTTTCTAGACTGGACATCTCTAAGTGTTGTGGAGCTAGAATCATCTACTTGGACCAGTCGCACTATTCCGGTAGGCACTGAAAATCCCATTGACATTGCTACCCTACGCTTTAATCTACCAATTTGGTTGTCAAGTCCTGCCAAGGTCAAGAAACTGGGCATTATTGAGCGTATTGTCGCCAGCATGTACGATGCACAAGGTGACTTTAACGATGCTATCTTGCAAAATGACTTGTTGCTGGGCACACGACAATACATTACTCCTTACAATTATAAAGTTGTAGTGATTGGTGATCGTATTCAAGTATTACAAGAAGCAACAATTGTTGATCAAAGCAACGCTAGCCTTGTGGCACCTGACATTGTTAGCGGCAGCGCACTACTATGGCCTGCTGTTGTCAACATGTACGGCGTGCTTCGTCCTGGTATTAGTCAACTCCGTCTTGATCAAGACGACGGTAGTCAAGTGATTGGTACTATTGTAATTGACCCCAATGATGAACGATTCTTGATTTTTGTTGTTGACCCCGACACTGTACCTCAGAATACTTTGGAGGCAATTGACGCAGTCATAAATCCATTAGTAAGTGGACCAGGTGATGGTTTGCCTGCTGCCGCAACTGGTCAACGTTACTTGTTGACTGAAGATACTGGTGCAGAAGGCAATGTAGGGCCTGCCGCTGCATGGATTGGTACTAGTAACCGTCCATTAGTTGCACAAGCTAACGATATCATTGAATATGATGGCAGTAGATGGGCAGTAGTTTTCATAGCTGACACTCAAGAAGGTGGTCAGTACGTGACTAACATAACAACTAGTTTACAATACCAATGGACAGGCACAGCATGGATAAAAAGTTATCAAGGAATATACCCCGGCGGGGACTGGAATCTAGTTCTGTAAATGCAGTAGGCGTTTGGTTCCGCAGCAATCAAACCAGTCGTTATCTATATCTCATTCGTAATGACCCCAAGCATACAGGTGCGTGGGGACTTCCTGGTGGCAAAATTGAAGATGGTGAAACACTACTTGGCGGTATGGAACGAGAATGTATGGAAGAACTAGGCAGATTCCCAGACTACCAAAAACTTATACCAATTGAAAAATTTACTTCTTCTGACAGCAAGTTTGTGTATCACACATTTGTTTGTGTGGTAGAAGATGAGTTTGTACCTGTGCTCAACAATGAGCATTTGGGTTATGCATGGATCAACGAAGGCACATGGCCCAAGCCCATGCACCCTGGCTTGTGGTCAACTGTGAATATGGAAGCTGTACAAGACAAGATCCTGCGTGTGCAGCAGGACCTTGCTCGTTGACGTTAAGCCTGTGATTCCTGGAACTGCAACTGGATCTCGCCCACTGGGCTTGATTGTGTTGTCAGCGCAGTGACCTGAATAGCCAGCAACTCTGGCCCATCTGGATACACGCCGGTTCCTGGCACAGCACTGGTACCAATCTGTTTGACTGAACTCAAGTCCAACACACCAGCATTGGTTGTGGAGATTGGAATAGCAAACAAGCGTTCTCCACCCACAATCTCAGTTGTAATGGCAGCAATGGTCAAGGCTAGATCGTTTGTTGGAGTTGATCCACCTAGCGCATTACCTAGAATTTTTACAGTGTCGCCCACAGCATATCCAGTACCTGCGTTCTGAATTGTAATCTGTGTGGTATTGTTAGTGTATGATGTACCTGTTGGTGTCAACTGCACAGTAACGTTGGCTGCGGATCCCGAACTTGACACGTTGGTTAGACTCAATCCAGCAAAGGTTCTAATAGCACTACCAGAGAATGTGGCTTTGGTACCTGACTTGCTAAAACCGCCTGTGGATCCAAACAAGCTAGATGTTACACCGCCTGTGGTTTCACCGTTGTAACGTGGTGAAGTTGAGAACTGTGAGAAGCTAGGTTGGAATCCACCACCAATGTTGTTGAGTCCTGAGAAAGCGGTGGTAGTAGCGTCAATGTTTGACGGATTCAAGATACCTTCAACCAAATAACGTCCTGCACTTACCTGCACAGTCATGTTGGCCAGAGTCAACTGCGCACGATTAATCAGTTCACGCTCGCCTAGGTTACCAATGATACCATTGCTTACACTAGGACTTAGGCGCATAACGAACACAGTTTGTTTGGCACCAATAGTGCCTGGCAGACCATAGTTGGTACGGTTGAATGTAAACTGGTAACCTTCGTCATTGTCAAACTGGCCGTCCATGATAACTGCTGAACCCCAGTGGTTGACCAGTGGAGTACATGTGTTTGATACCAGGATCACACCAGTGTTGTCTGAGTGGGCAGTGGCTGCGCTGGAAGTAAAGCTGCGACTTGCACCGTCAGTCCACTGTGTGAATGTAGCGGCACGTGTGACACCTGTTAGAGTGTTACCTGCTTTGCCTGAATACTTGATCATTTCAGAGTCAATCATACAGAACACAGGATATGTTACACTTGCGGTTGGATAGAATGTGGCATCACGCAACGGAATTGTTGTTTGAATATCAGTAATAGCACCGTCTAGGCTTGATACTGGTGTTTCGTTAATGGCTTCGTAACGACCTGGCAAGTTACCTGAACGCATGTAAGCTTCGTTGTTCAAGTTGTTGTTGGGTCTGCGATGTGCCATGATAAACGCACCATCTTGGCCGCGAACCATCCACTGTACATAACCAGCACCGTACCATGAATATTCAACCCCCAACATCTGCATGGTTGCTGGGTCAATTGTGTATCCAGACACGCCTGTTCCGTCCAGTGGGTCAATGTTGAAGTTGGGCTGGGTCACACGAATTTCGTTGCGCAAGGCCATCTTAACACGAACTTGATTTTCAACGCCTCGGAATGTTGGCACCACTGTCATACGGTTGTTGTCCAGCACTGATGTCACTGTGTGTGTCATACCTTGTATAACCACTGTGTCGCCGTTGTTGAGTTGGTCTTGGAATCGGCAAGTACCGTCGCCTGTGACCAAGTTTGATCCTGTTCCAACAGACACAAATCCAGCCAATTGCTGTGTGCTTGAACGTTGCACAACGTTTAAACTTTGTCCGCTGTCTTCCCAAAACAATCCGTTTTGATCGTCAAAGATACCAGCACGAATACTAGCACCATGCCATGATGTGACGTTGATACGTGGTTGTTGTCCCAGTTCTGGTGCTACTGAACCCAGAGTGTTTTGTGCTTGAACCACAAACGCTGTGTCACTGCCAATACTGGTCACAGTGTAGTCAGTGTCGTTGTATCCCGAGGTGGTCACACCGCTAATTTTAACCACTGCGCCTGCGTTGAGCCCGTGCTCAATGTCTGTGGTTACTGTGATATTGCTACCAGCTGCTGTGCCAGAAGCTACCAGGGCAACAATGTCAAATGTTGGTTGCAACATTGTACCTGATGTGAACAAGA